TACACTCGTTGAGTTTGCAACGGATTACACTATTGATTTGAGATATTCTCGCTTTTGTATATGTTCCATCTTTTTTCTTTCTTATTACTTTATTTTTGTATAACTCTATTGGACTTTTACATAAATTACATGTTTTACTTGTTCCCCATTCATCTATGTCAATAACATCACAGTATTTTCTTAATTCGTGTTTGAATTTTTTTATAGGTGCGGTTGGATGTTTCTTTACTAATCCATGTTGCTGTGAAAAATCACCAAAACCCACTAATGTTTTCTTATCTTCAATAATACTCTTACATATTTTATGCATAGTTGCCTTACCACGACAATACGACCTAAAAGATAATCCACGAAAGTTCTTGTAAAGATGAAATTGAAAAATAGTATTCAAATGTGGATATACATATTTGAAATAATTTGACATTTTATGTAGATTCGTTGTTTTAAAACTGGGAATATTTCTCCATATTTCATAATGTTCCCAATTCTTATACCACATTTCTCTTTTCCTACATGAGTATTTCATTTTACAATCATTTCTATAACTCGGTGTTGTGGTTTCAATTACTCTACCAGTATCATTACAAGATGTTTGTAATGACCTAACACCTGGGTCTATTCCAACATATTGTTCGTATTTTATTTTTTTGACATCTTTCGGTTTAGGTTGTTCCATTTTTGGTTTTCGTAATCTAATAACTGCTATTTTACCATCAGTAAAAATCGCGTTCGCAAATTTTCGTTGTTTAGTTTCAAACTTTTCTATCTTGAAAAACTCATACCAATAAACCAATTTATTTTCGTTGAAATCTGGAACAGGTTCTTTGGTGAAATATCCAATAATATCTTTCAGACAACTACTACAAATTTCTATAGTAGAAAGTGTAAATGAATTTTTTGTTGGTAATAAATTGAATGTTCTTATATGTTTGATATTTGGATATTTTTCAAAAGTGGTTAGTATCTTGTAATAAATTTTGATGAAATGCGATAAATGATTTTTGATATTCATTTCGGTCGGAGGATATACTAACATTTCACGCATGGATTTTATGAAAAAATTATTTCCAGTATATTCGTTTGCATAAATATCCTTTAACCATCTGTATATGACAGATTTTCGTGTTTCACCTGTTTTTATTTCCAGATATTTATGAAATCGTTTATAGAAATTTAATTTCAAATGGTTTTCTGTCATCGTCATTTGTTGTTTATTCAAATTATTGATAAGATTACCCATTCTATCTCTGAAAGGTAGTTCACCTAAATGCTCGTTATAATGTGAAAAACTAATATAAAGTTCATCTGTAGTATCTACTTTTTCTTTTCGTTCTTTCATTACAGAAACTGCCGAACACGCTTGGTAAAATAGATTCTGTGTGATTTCTGGAAGAGGTTTCTTTTCTTGTATAAGACGAGTAAAATGATAATTTAACAATTGGTAAGATAAAAAACATATTTTATTAATATTCAATACGATTTCCTGTATACCTCCATTCAAAAAGTTATTTTCTACTAAACTATTGAAAGTGGTTTTCACACAGGTAAATTCTGTATTTTTATTTGCTTCTTTTCTTTCTTGAACGTCTTTTCGTTTGATTTTTTCTTTTGGATGTTGGGTTTCCTGTTCTTTCTTTTTCTTTCCCATATAAAATACCTAAAGATATTTTGTTTAAGTATTTTACGCAATAATTATTATAATTTTATATTAAAATTGATATAAAATTATTTTTGATATATAATATGTAAATTATGGATTGGCTTTCGAAAACACCAAAGCCTTCTGGATTTTGGAAAGATATTGAAAATCAAAAAAAGTGTATAACAGACCATTTAATGCCATTATTAAATATGGCATCATTTGATGATTTGTATAATTTGGTTTTAACTGATTTTCATAAAATTAATTGTGGTAGGTTAGCAACCTTATATAAACATATTCCAGAAATGCTAACAAAATTATTTCCGGAATATGAATGGTTATTATGGAAATTCAAACAAGTTCCTACAGGATTTTGGGATAATATAAAAAATCAAAGAAAATATATAGAATGGTTAGGAATAAAATTAAACATAACATCAATTGAACAATGGTATAGAATTACAAACAATGATTTTGTCAAAAATCGTGGTAATGGATTATTACAGAAATGTTATGAAGGGTCAGTTTATAAAGCAATATCAACAATATTACATGAATATCAATGGTATCCTTGGTTATTTCCCGTAGTTTATAGTAATTTTTGGTTATCTATAAATAATCAAAGAATGTATCTGGATTGGTTATATAAAGAATTGGAATACAAATGTATGGATGATTTTTATAAAATTACAACAAAACAATTAAATGAAAATCATGGAAATACATTAACAATGTATTATCCTCATCCATATAATATACTTTCAAATGTGTATTCGGACATTAATTGGTTTCCTTGGAAATTTATAAAAGCACCTACAGGCTATTGGAATAATATTGATAATTGTAAAACATATATGAATTGGTTATACAAAGAACTAAAATATCAAAGTATAGATGATTGGTATAAAATAACAAAAAATGAATTTTTCAAATATTATGGACTAGGATTAAGACATATATATAAATCAAGCACATATAATATTATTCTATCATTAGTAGAACGTACCGATGGATTAGAATGGATGCCTTGGAAATTTGCTCAAACAACACATGGATGGTGGAAATTAGTAAAAAATCAAAAAAAATATTTGGATTGGTTAGTAAATGAATTAGGATTTATAACTTATAGTGATTATTATAATTTAAATTATTTACACTTTCATAAAAATTACGGAAATACATTATTACATATGTATGAATCTAATATTTATAATATAATACACAATTGTTATCCTGATTATGAATGGGATAAAAATAAATTTCCCAAAAAAAATGTATCTATAGGTGAATTAGAATGGATGAACTATTTATTGATACAATATCCATACCTACAATATAGAAATGATCAATATAGATTACCACATAATAAAAGATGTAGTGTAGATGGGTTTGATTTACAAACAAATACAATATTTCAATATCACGGATGTTATTGGCATGGATGTCCAAATTGTTTTCCTAATAGGTTAAAAATAAATAGAAAAGAAAAAACTTATCAAGAATGTTATGGACTTACAAATAAATTAAAAAAAGAATGTATAGAACTTGGTTATAATTATATTGAATTATGGGAATGTAAATGGATAAAAACTATAAATGTAATTAACTATATAAAAAAATTATGGAAATTTAAAAAAATCAAATAGATATATTTTCAGTTTGTGTTTTCTCTTTCCGTTTCAAATAATAATTTCTCCTCCATTCCTTCAATTTTTCTGGATTTTCTGTTTTTAATTTTTCCACATAATTTTTTGTTCTTTCTTTGACAACCTCTTTATTATTTTCATAATATTTTAGATGCCGATTATTATTCGTATATTTTTTCAAATGCTCTTCTAATTCCATTATATATTTTTCCATTTTTCCTATTTTTTCTTTCAAAGCATTTATTTCGTCAGTTGAATTCATACTATAAATAAGGTATAATATGAATATATTTTTAAGTTTTTTATGTTATAATCTTATATGACAACCCACCATAAAAGCGAAGACTATAAAGAAAAAGCAGTCAAATATTATTTGATTGAAGATAATACTCAAGAAGAAGTATGTAGAGTATTTGAATGTTCTCGGCGTAGTTTAATGCGATGGGTAGAACAATACAAGAAAAAGGGAAATATTCAAAGAAATAATAGAACTCATATTGCATACAAAGTAAAACGAGAACATATTCAATTTATCAAAGATGAAATCACGAAAAATAAAACAATTACAATGGAAGACCTACTCTTTTTACTCAAAAAGAAATATCCAACTTTATCATTAAGTCGGTTTCACCTAAATCGTGTTGTAAATGATAATAATATTACACTAAAACTAACCAGAATAAGACATGAACCGACGCATAGATGGGGTAAAGAAATCAATATCAATGATAAATTAGATGAATTCTATAAAGAGATTGGTAAATATAATATAGAAGATATTATTTGTATTGACGAAACCAGTATAAAATCATTACAAAAGAGAAATCACTGCTATAGTCAAAGAGGAAAACGATGTGTCATAAAGACACAATCCCAAGATGTATTCAAGAAATATACTGGAATATTTGCGATTTCTGTAAATGGTGTAGAAGGATGGGAATTATATGAAAAAGGTGGAATCAATACAGAACGATTAGTAGATTTTCTACAGAAATTTATTACAGAAAAATACAAAAATAAAATTATCATTTTGGATAATGCTTCCGCACATAAAAACGATACTATTAGAGATTTAGTTAATAAACACAATAAATTATTATATTCAGTTCCATATCAACATTTTAGCAATGCAATTGAGAATTATTTTAGTATGCTGAAATCAAAATTACAAAAATTTAGTGGGTTAAAATATGAAAATTTGAAAGAAAATATAGTAAAAGCGATAGACATTATACCAAAAGAATATTATAATAACATTTTGGAAGGTGCTTATAATAGAAATAAAAAATATATTTCAAAAAATAAAACTCGCAAAAATCCAAAGAAAATGTATAAATAATGGGCGTTTTAAATGTGCAAAGGTGTAAAGATCTCTATGACAAAGTTGTATCTCTAGATATTAATTCTAAATTCCACATAGTAATGGATGGTAACGATTTTATACCATATACAGATTTTAATAAGGAAACCGAACGTATTATATCTATACCATATAATACGATAGAGAGCGGAGATAATAAAATTATGGCGATTGCGGCGGCATCTATCTTAGCAAAAGATTCAAGAGATAAATATATAGAGGAATTGTGTATGAATTATCCTGCATTAGTCGAGAGATATAGTCTAAATAAAAATATGGGATATGGAACAAAACTACATTTACAAGGAATTGAAGAATATGGTATCTCTCAGTGGCATCGAAAGACCTATGGTCGTTGTAAAGAGGCAGAATATTCTCAAATATAACAATATTTTATACTATAATCATCTGACCTTCAAACCAACTCTTGGAAATCTCTATAAATTTGGTTTCTTTATCTAGAATACTATATCCGATCATTAAATTCTCTCCTATTTCTATGAAACCTAATGTATATTCTACAATCTCTCGTTCAAATAAAAAGAGATTCGTATATTTTTTTAATTTTCCAGTTACTTTATCTAAAACTATAACTATATGGTAATAATATCTACGAGTTTCGTAACTTACCAAGTGACATATAAACCAGACTTCGTCACCAATCGTTACTCCATTGGTTGATCCGCGAATATACTTGAAAAAATAGGGAATATTCGAATATTCTATGAGAGTTTTAAAATTTTTTCCATCAATCTCTCCAATTGTTAATGGCGACCATTCATAAATACATCTCGTCTTATTCGTTCCTGATGTAAATAATACCCAATTCTTCTCTATCTCGCGTTTTCCCTTTTCTACTCTTTGTAAAATAATATTATTCTTAGTAGAAGACGCGGATATATCAATCTCTCCATACTCTACTTGAATATTTAAAGGAGATAATCCACGATTCGCACTATAGTATAGTTTATCTTCTCTCGAATAAAGTCGAATATCTTCTAATCCAACATATATGTTATCGAGAGAAGTATCATATTCTAACACCGATTCTTGTATTTTTTCCATTTTATCAACATCGATAATAGAGAGAACATTGATTGTTTGAATTTTCTCTTTATTGATATAATTTCCCTTTTCATCAATATGATAATTTACATATCGTTTATTTACCGCAACAGTAGATGCATTTAAGAAACAAATTGACGGAGTAGATGAATTAAATCCTTTTTCTTGTAGCTCTATCGAAGATAATAATTCCGTTAATTTCTTATTTAAAATAATCTTTGTATGATTATATGCTTTATCTACGTAAAATTTATAATTTGATAATATATTTTTAGCAATTTCGTCTTCTATAATTGGACACGACATGACATTCATAGAAATACGTTTCAAGTCTAATTTATCTGGATTTTCATAATATCCAATAATAGTAAATTCATAGTCTAATTTATATTCATAAATGTTCTTTTCTAAAAATAAAAATTCATTATTTGCTCCTCCATATATTTTGGTTGAATGAACAGCCATTCTATAATATTGATAAGCTAGTCTACTTTTACCATTATTTCTATAATGGTTTATAATCTGATAGAGGTTTTCTATTCGATTTGGATAAGCCTCATATCCCTCCAGCCACATATTGATTGCTTTTGGAATATCTTTCATATTATAATAACATCTTCCTGAAGAATAATATGATTGCCAAACTTCTTCGATCCATCCGCCTAAATCAATACGTTTTTTATAATATTTAAGTGCTTCCTCATAATTACCTATATCTCTATAAGTATTTGCTAAATAGAAACAATATCTGTCTGAATTTGGATTTTCTTCTAGACCTTTCAGTAAAAGTCGAATATCACGTTCACTTTTATCTGATTTAGCACCTCCATCGCCAATATCTTGAATAAATAATTGGTCTTTATCAATCAATCTATACGTTCCATTATTATTTGTATTTAAATATTCATGTGTAACACCCCAATACGTATATCCTTTATTTTTTACAATACGCGCATTCTTATAATGTACTTGTTCTGAACCTTGCATTACTAAATATACGTCATGCGTTAATGATTCTTTGAATTCTTTTGCTTTAGATAATAACTCACCCGTTAATACCATATCTGCATCCATTAATAGTAAATAATCATTACTTGTTAATTCGGGCGTTGTTAAACACGCATTTAATGCGAATGTACGATTATATCCAAAATCTTGAAATAATTCTCTCACAATTCGTCCTGGGAGATTGTGCTTTTTGAAAAATTCTTCGATTAGTTCGATGGTATTATCTGTAGAACCAGTATCACAGATACAGTATCCATCAATGAATTTATATACAGATTCTAATAGTCTTAGAATTACGCGACTTTCATTTTTTACTATCATATTTAAATAAAGTTTAGGAGTTTCAGACATTTTATATTATATTAAAGTATCCTTTTTTTTATGTATATACGCGCATTTTTATTTTAATCTATTCTCTCGAACTATAATAAGAAATATCTGAACATATCATAATATGGCATTTACTCGATTTCACGATGATCCTATAAGAATTCAAAAACAACTAGATGAAACTACATTTAGTGGTAGATATATGTTAAATCGACCTGGACCAGGTATAAATATGCCATTCCAGAGCGATCCACAATTAAGACTTCAATCGTGGGGAGCAAATATTACTACAAATATTATTCCATTAGAAAGCGATTTTCGCGGACTAACTCGACATTTAAATCGCGACAATGTTATTTTAAATCAATATGATAAACATGCCGAAACAGTAACTCCATTACAATATGAAGAAGAAAATCCATATATTGAGGAATCTAGAGCGAGCCATCCTGCTTGGATGTACCGAGATTTAGAACAACCAAGATGGGAAATCCCATTTATTAATCCTCAGGCACCAATACATACCGAGATTCAGTTCCCTACAAATATTCAAACACGAATTCTAGAAAAGGATTTCTTTCATCCTATCATACCAAATCTAGGTACTATCGAGAGAGCCGATTTCTTTTTCCAAGATATTAATAAAATACATCGATTTCCCATTTTTCGTAACTAACTTCCTAAAATAATTATTATATGATAATATATATTATATAATAAATGGAAACATTAGCAATACCATTATTAGCATTAGGCGGATTATATATTGTAGCGAATCAATCGAAAGAACCTAAAACTGTTCAAGAAGGTTTCTATTATCGTAATCCGATGGATCAATTACCGAATACCGATGTACCAAATCGTAATTTCCCGAATGATATTCCGATCGACGAACTTCCGGTTTTAAACACAGAAACTGATTTAACTTCAAGATTGAGTACGGTGAATCCATATGATACTCCTGCCGTTTATTCCGATAAATATTTTAATCAAAATATTCAGGGTTCTTTAACTTCAGTTTCAACCTCTGGATCCGCAAACTATTATTCTCTTACAGGGGATAAAGTAAGTTCGGATTACTTTTCACATAATAACATGGTTCCATTCTTTGGAAGCAATTTAAGAACAACCAGAACCGATGCAAATTCAGGAGAAAGTCTTATGGATAAATATACCGGTGCAGGTTCTCAAATTATACGTAAAAGTGAACAAGGTCCACTATTCTCTCCACAATCTAATTATCAATGGGCTCATGGAGCTCCTAATTCTACCGATTTCTATCTATCTCGTCAAGTTCCATCTATGAAAATGTCGAATGTAAAACCGTTTGAGGATCAAAAAGTCGCACCAGGTATTGGTTTAGGATTTGGAACGGAAGGTAGTGGCGGATTTAATTCTGGACTTAATTCTCGAGAGATGTATTTAGAAAAAAATGTGGATGAACTTCGTACCGCAAATAATCCAAAGGCAGCAGAATATGGACTCTTGGGTCGCGAGGGTCCAGCTGTTTCTCAAATAACCAATCGCGGTATTCATGGAAATGTCGAGAAGAATCGCGTCGATAAAACTTTCGCCTTAGATTCTGATAATATGTTACCTGCGAAAGCCTATCAAACTGCACAGGCATCTCGTGCTATTAATATTAATAAAGAACAGGCGAGAGAATTTACTGACCGCGATTATACTGGGGCAGCGGGTTCTAACGTTCCAAGTCAATATGTTGAAGGCGAATATATGCCGTCGAAACATATTGATTTAGGAAGTAAACCAATGCTACCTGCTTATAATGTTGGTGCGAATGGTCCACGTCAAGGAGACTATGGTCTGAATGCTAAAAAAGCTTATCCGAATAATCGTACCGTGAATAAACAGGACGATTATTTTGGAGCCATTGGAGGAGCTTTTGGAACAGTTGTTGCTCCATTATTAGATATATTGAAACCTTCTAGAAAAGAAAATACGGTTGGTAATCTACGACCTTATCAAAATCCTGGAAAAACCGTATCTGAATCTTATATATTTAATCCCGCGGATCGTCCTGCACCAACAATTCGAGAGACGACCGAACTAGGAAAAAAACACATGAATATTAATGCGAATCAGAGAGGAGGTGCATATGCGGTAACTGCTCATCAAGTACCCGATACTTTAAAACAAAGTACAAATATGTATTATTCCGGAAATGCATCTGCCGGTGAACGTGGAAGAGAGCCTAGAGCATATGACGCGGAGTATAATACTCATACTACAAATGGTATGAAATCGTCTACTTTAACTGGATATACTCCTGGAGGTAATATGTCTCTATTAAATTCGGATATAAATATGACGAGTAAGCAGAAAGATATAATGTTACAAAATTCCAGAACAGTTATACCAACAATGCCTTATCAATTACCATCCGTAGATTCTTTAGGAGATTCCAGTATTTCTGGAACACAGAATTTATATCAGAATATCCAATTAGATCGAAATAAGGGACAAGATGTTTTAACCCAATTAAAGGGAAATCCGTTCGTAGTATCTCACTTGAATGGGCTATAAAAAATAGGGGGTTTTGTTTTTGTTTTCTATTATTTTATTGTTGTATTTTATTGGATTGGTTCGTTCTTTCTCTAACTCTAACTATTAAAAATCGTCGACATATTTACTGCCTCTAAATTAACTATCTGTTTCATAAATAATCGTTTAATCATATCTTCTTCTCGAAACCTTACCGTATAAGTTTGTTGTATGGATGACCTACCAATACGACCTAAACTCTGTAATGTCTTCTGTTGGGTCATATTCGACAAGTCCTTCCCTATAAACCCGTGACAGAATGAATAATTCGTACCATAAATATAGTCTGACGAAGCAATTATAATAAATAAATGCTGTCTATGCGCCATCTCCTTTATTATTTCTAAGTATTTTGGATTTAAATTTTCCATAAAAAGTCCAATACCCATCAATAGTAATACTTTCTGATAGTTCTCGATATCAATTGCCATAATATCGCGAACTACTTGCTCCTCTATTGTTGGTACAAATGCCGAACTAGATATATCGTCTGGATTCGGCGACCATTTTACTTGATGTGGAACAGTATTCGGAATATATACTGGGTCTAGCGTAATTAACTGGATTTGCGCCCTTAAATCCGCTAATTCTTTATAACGTTTCTTCATTTCGGGGTCTCGCATCGTCTCCAAATTCGCCGTCTTTGACTCTTTCTTTGAATTATCACCCCCGGTTTTTGACGTGGCCGATTTATCTTGGTCTTCCAGATATTGTTCTAATGCCGTAATTTTCTCAGATAAATCATTATTATTACTTATCTTACGTAGAATATTCTGGAATATATCTGGAGAAATCGCCGTCTGCTGTATATAGAAATGGGCTATCTTCGCTACGTCTTCCGTTAAGAATATCGTTGGTCCATCCGTTAATGTATACGAATCTTCTGTAGTAACTTGAATACCAGCGGATTTTATTTGAGTACTTGTATTTTCTGCACTATATGTCATAGTCGATATACGTTTTAAATCTCCACCGCCTGATCTAGTTATATGTTCTGTCTGTTCTACAGATTTTATTTTAGAAATTACACGTCTCCCATATTTAAACTGTTTCTCAGATTCTATATATTGATAGACACCTTCCCATCGTGGTTCCGGTATCCGTTTTAATATTTCCAAATAGTAGAGTTTAAGCGAATTCATAGTTATATCCGCTATATTGATAAAATAGGTGTTAATTAAATAGGATTCGTCCACAATTCCAGAGTTCTCCTTCTTGTTTATATAAAATACGAATCGGACAATCTCGCTTAAATCAAAATATCGCAAAACCGTTTTATTCGATTCACAATACTCGATACATTCTTGAAGTTCGTGATAATCTTTATATAAGGTATGTGGAAGAGCGCAATATCCTTTGGGAGTAATTATCGGAATCGATTTACGGCAATCATAGCTCGTAATATTATGGATTTCTGTATTCTCAAACCGACTTCGAAAATCCGCAATCGTATCTAGGATTTCTTCTTCTCCAGGTAATGTCGCACAAGAAAGTACCATATTTGGGATCTGGTTTTCTACCCAATTACGATGTAGAGTTTCATGTAGTTCGTGTGTCTCGTAATCCATCGTAATCGTCGGTTCGTCCCAATAGGTAATTATTTTTTCTTTTTGATTAAATGCGAGCATATAATGCATTGCTACTAAATACGACTGAACATCACAAATAATAATCTCGACTTTCGTACCATTACTATTATCTACTTTACGAATACCACCAGATCTACGATCTTTCGTATAATCTACCGCCGCGAAATAGTGGAGACGGATATCGCTGGCGGTTTCTGCACCGAACGCAAACGCGATTTTTTTTTCCATCGAAATCGCGGATTTTGCAAGGGCGAGGCCGATATGTCGCGCCGCACATACGAAGATAATGCGGTATTCGACAGCTAATCCTAGCGGTGAAAGCGTCTTTCCCGTACCAGTGGGCGCAATATATAGTACGAGTTTCGACGTATTTGTCGGTTTCTTCTTGAATACTGTAAATAACTCTTTTTGATGAGAGAATAATTCTTTATCTTGGAAGGTTAGCAAATAGTGATTTCGTTCGATAAAATCGTAGGCACTCTCGATAATTTCCGAAATGTTCACTTGTTCATTGGTGAACTTGATAATCGTATCGACGAAATGGATTACATGGCGATTTACATTGCGAATACTGTTTTTCTTTAAATGTATAAGCGTATAGAGGTAGAATGCATATTTGGTTTTCTGTTTTCCTAGATTCTTCAGTAGTTCTTCCGTAAATTCTAAAAGAAGATACTCGAAAATCGACGAACCACTCCTTTGGATATTTGCATCGAGATTCTGTAGACGAAGACTGTCAATCGACTTGAGTTTCTTTAATGACGAGTCGGTTTTTATCGGTAAGAATTCGATGCCCTTGCCGTATTTTTTTACCATTTTTTGTATCATCGGTTCAAAGTATTTGTCATATAGGAATTTCTCGGTTTCTGGAGTCACCTCGATTTTTATAAAGGAGAAAAGCGATGTTTTTTTATTATGTTTAATATGTGGGTCTAGATACCCGTCGATAATTAATCTGAGAGTGTCCCGCTCTTCTTCCGAAATAGGTACTTCGATACTGTCCCATTCTGCACGTGTTAACTTGGTTTGCTTTAAGATTTCCATTTCTATTAATTCAATGATGATATGATTTTCATAAAAAAAGTTTTTTATATCAATTTTATGAAATGAAGAATATGAATATTGATTTTATGTCTATCTATAAATTCGTCTGGATCCATTTCGCATATTCTTCTTCTGGAATATCGGTCGAGAATTGAATCTTTAGGAAACATCTTAGACAGACGATTACGTCGATGATGGAATTATGTAGATTTTCGGGGGTTTTATGGAAGAGGTATTCGTAGGTTTCGCAAAGTTTAGGATATTTCTTATATGTGTGTTTTTTTTCGGTTGTTCGTAAAAGGGCACATTCTTCAACGGTCATCCGCATCGTACACTTTATATCGATTTTTAGACGGGAGAGTCGTTCTGGATGGAATAATGTATTTAGTTCTGCATAATTTCTTAGCAAATGTTTTTTTCTTTCAATTTCAATATACATCATTTGAACGTCGAATTCGATATTATGACCGACGATATAGTCACACCCTATTAATGCATAGTAGAATGCAGCGAAAGCTTCTTGGAATGATATCCCTTTCTGTTGACAAGTATCTTTAGTAATTCCCGTAATAGTCGTAACTATTTCTGGTATTTCGATTTCTTCTGGTATTTTGATATATGTGTTAAATGTACTGAGAATCGACATTGTTTCTGTATTATATATTATAAAACTGAGTTGAGTAATATATGGATTTTCTATCTTATCAGAGATATATTTAGGAATTAATCCAGTAGTTTCAGTATCGAATATGAGAATTTTAGACATAGTTATTTTATTTTAATAATTCTGTGATTTTCAAATCAATTTTATCTATATATATTATATATAAATATAATTATGGCTCTACAATATTCTGGTACTATGAACTTCTATTTTCAACCTGAATCTGGTACTTCTAAACATAGACTACAAATAACAGGTATTGACCTAGATGATCCAATCACTGGTACTACTGAAATCTATAACATCGATACAAATGGCAATTTGACCGGTAAATCATCATTATTTATTGAGAATATACTGAAGAATAATAATATTAGTGAGATGCGTACAAGTTATATAACAACCACTGGAAATGAGGTTATAAAAAAACGTACTAGAAACTGGTATAATAGTAATACTGATTATTATGATTCTATTCGACTCGCAGATATTCCAGAAAATACTCGTGCTTCAGTAATAGAACAACAACTAGAAAGTTACCAATTACAACCATATATAACAGCATCAATAAGATCCTCCCATGCCAAACTAACTCAAGATATAAATGATACAAAATTTACAGGTACACTACCATCACCACTACCATCCCCCTTTATTAATAGAATTGACGAGATAAAATATGCATTAGATAAGTTCAGAATAAATAATAGCATACCTATACTAACTAATAATAAACTTAAATCTGAGGAACAAAACGAAGACGATAATATCATTATCATTACATTATTAAATGCCAATAAAGAGTACTATATAAATGGTTTACTTTTTTTGTATCATTCAATTGGATCACGCTTACAAGTAAATAACAATTTTCGTAGTGGAACAAAAGATGGAGCGTTCTCCTGGAATATAAATCAAACACATTCAAGTGGAGGCCTAAATACCATGACTAAAATATTAAGTCAATACCAACCCCCACCCATATTAGATATTATAACTGAACAGTGGTTAAAAAGACAAGCAGATAATAATCCGTTTAAACGAACATATGCAGGTGGCGTTTCAAGAAGAAAAAGAAGAATCAGTTCAAATCGAAGAAAACGAATAAGTAACCGAAAAAATCATCGTTAAAATGACTAAAAAATAAATAATATAGATATGAAAAATTATATCTATATTTAATGATTTTGCTAAATATTTATGGAAAACAAGAAGTTGTACATTTGTTATTAATATTACATGTTGTTATTTGTATATCGCAAACACCATTCGTAGATGATGCTGATGATTGGTTTGATTTTTGTCGTAGTGATGAAGATGAGGGATTTGGTGATGTATGTGATTTTGATGAAGAAGAGGATGAGGAAGATGATGAAGATGATGAAGATGATGAAGAAGAGGATGAAGATGAGGAGGAAGATGATGAAGAGGAAGATGATGAAGAGGATGAAGAGGATGATGAAGATGAAGAAGAAGATGATGAAGATGATGAAGAAGATGATGAAGATGATGAAGGTAAAAAAGAAGATGAGGAAGAG